GCGTGAGACAAATAAAAAGAACCAAGCGTATTATCTCGACGGCTTGGTGAAACGACACAACGCGGTTGCAAACGACTACGTTATACGCGACTATTCGCATACACCAATAACAATGGATGCGAATGATGATCAAGAAACTACTCGACACTGCTCCGAATAGCGGCAATACCAAAGTTGCTAAGACGGCAGCAAAAGAAAACCCACTCGGCCCCGTACGCCTCGCTTCGTTAAGCCTGTTTCCAGACATTGACGTTTGTCCCGCCAGCGAGTTAGCCGGTTGCATTAAACCGTGCTTAACGTGGTCGGGCTTGGCTGCTGTTTACGATTCAATTAATAAGGCACGCAAGGCGCGAACCAATTACTGGCTGACTGATCAAACCGGCTTTCTAGATCAACTGCGCCGCGAGCTAACTAACTTTTCGAAACTGTGCCGTAAACAAGGCGTGCAAGGCGTCGTCAGGCTTAATGTACTGTCGGATATCCAATGGGAGCGGCACGGCATACCGCAAGCATTCCCAGATCTTTTCTTTTTAGATTACACCAAGCTTGCTAAACGGCTTGGCAAAACGCCTAGCAATTACAAATTGATATTTAGCTACAGTGATCGACCGCAATATGCGAATCAAGTGAAAGCCGCGCAACAAACCGACGCGCCGATAGCCGTAGTTTTTAAAAATGGAATGCCTAGTGAATACTTGGATAGGCCTGTTGTTGACGGCGATCAATCGGACATTCTTAACGTGTTAGCCGGTCCCGTGGTGGTAGGGCTTAAAGCTAAGGGTCCAGCCAAAAAAGACATTGGCGGGTTTGTAGTCGATAACAATTTGATAGCGCGCGTTGCGGCTTAAACTTTTAAAAAATCGGTTGCGTTTACTTGCGCATATGCGAGAATGCGCATGCGGCATCGAATCAGGCCAAGCCGCATGGCCACAAAATAGGTAAATATGTGATGTTAGATACCAAACTTGAAAACCAAAACGGCACGCTGGAAAGCATTTTGCGAACAATTAGCGAGCAAGCTTCCCGTAAAGCCGACTACATAGCGCCCACTAGCGAGCTACAGGTACAAACGACCGATGGCCATACTAGTGTGGTTTTTGAAGCTAACCGTGGTGAACCGACACAATTTTTTGAAACCAACGAGGTCGCGTTTCAACAACTAGCGGCGAACTGCGATATCGACGTGCGGACCGCTCGCCGGTTAAGAGATAATGAAAATTACGCGCCGGAGTTTGACGCGCTCGTGAACAAAATTCTGGTGAATGAGCCTAAAAACAAAATGATTCGTACATTCGACGGCGACAATCCTATCTGCCGCGCCATTGTCAGCGATAAATTTAAAACTTTTGATAACGTCGATTTGGTGCAAGCGGCGCTGCCGCAACTGATCGATAGCGATGCCAACTGGAAAATTGTAAATGGCACGGTTACCGATCAGCGGCTGTATATGCGCCTCAAATCGGAAAACCAAATAGCAGAACCGGCAGTCGGCGACACTATGGCCAATGGCATACTGCTAAAAAACAGCGAGGTCGGTTTGGGATCTGTCGAGGTTTCACAATTGGCTTGGACGCTATGGTGTTTAAACGGTTGCACGACCGAGAACAAATCCCGCCACACCCACGTGACTAGTGCGCGTGGTGGCGATCAGTGGGCATTGCTAACCGATGAAGCTAAGAACGCGGACAATAAGGCGCTGGAATTGAAACTCCGCGATGTGGTTGCAGCGTACGGCAGCCGTGAATCATTCGACGCGCACGTCGAACTAATGCGTCAGGCGCACGGCGATGTGGTCGAAAACGGTTTGATGAATCCGCAAGGCGTGGTCGACGCGGTTGTATCGGTGCTCAAACTGCCGAAAAAATCTGGCGGGGATATCTTGAGCGGGCTAATGCAAACGATCCAGCAGCCGGGCTACACCAACAAACCGATTAGCCGGGCGACTATCGTTAACGCTGTAACAGCGGTTGCCCACACTGCGGACGCGGATAGTCTCGACGATTGGTACAGTAACGGTCGCACTGTGTTAGATCTGCCGCGCAACCAATGGGAAACGATTGCACGCGCCGCGTAAACCGATCCATTAACCAACACAAGCCCGCCTCGAGCGGGCTTTTTTTTGCATGCGATTTGTCTTAGACTGCCGTCAACGCCTCAAACCGAGGCGCACTACTAGGACCACTTATTATGAATGATGAAAAACCCGAAACGCCACAATGCGTGATTTGTGGCGACGCTATCAAACCGCAATCTAACGGCTGGGCGCATGGTCACAATGCCGCGCCGGTCCGCGAGGGCCAGTGTTGCGATGTTTGCAATTATGCGGTCGTTATTCCCGCTCGGATCGGGGGTGTAGCATGAGTGATCATTACCCAGTTTCGGTGTTAACTCAGGGATATCCAGAAATCCCGCCCGAAGCATTTTTTAAAACGCAACCGTGGGCAATCGGCGACTATCTACCCACCCGCGAGCAAGCCGCCTCACTAGTGCGCGTTTTCGAGCGGCACGTGCGCGATACTCAGCACGCGGGTTTCGTTAACTTAGGCTTTCTCGATTGGCTCGAGCGCGACGTTTTAAAGCTGCACTATGACGATTGCCTACTGGCAGCCGTGCCGGACATGTTCATAGGGATCGAGCGCGACGGGTATAGCCACACCTAAACGATCACCCCGATCAGTAAACAAGCCCGCCATGCGCGGGCTTTTTTTATGCGCGAAATCCTATACAATGCACGCAACGCCGCAAACCGTGGCGCACTAATAGGAAAACGAAACTATGCTAGTACACAAAACCGAAAGCCCGATTCACGAGCTCGCCCTTGCTCAATTAGAAATTCTAGGCGATTCCGACAACAGCGCGTGGGCATGCATTCGCCGGATCGTCGAGGTTACCGATCAACATTGGCGATTAGAAGAATCCACGAACTCGGAAGATGCCGACGCGTTCGATAGTTGGAACTGGGAAGAACACCATTATGGCGTGGAGTATCGATCATGCTGGTCATCGCAGCCGTTAGAAGAGAGTCTCGACGGCTGGTCTGTTTTCGATGCTGGAGTCGAGGCGCGGATCACATTAGCGGGCGGCGGTCCAGCAGTGCGGATCGTCGCGGAACTCGACGGTTACGGATCGACCGACAATTTCATTGTCGAGCACGCTAATTGGTCGCGCTGGGAAGAAATCAACGTCGCGCGTGATGATCGATTGCCTGACTACGTTCGCGGTTACGTTTTCGATACCGTTGGTCGGTATATCTCGCACGTCGCCGGCTGGATTCAAGAACTGTAACCAGCCCGATCTATCGATTAGCCCGCCTTGGTGCGGGCTTTTTTTTGCCTGTCTATTTAAGAGTGTAACTTGCCCGCGAGGCGCGGGCGGGCGCCCTTCCCAAACGTACCGCGTCCCGTGGTCCGCGTCCCGTGGTCCCCGATCCCTAGCCCGCGATCAGCGCGCGTTTGTTTTTTTTAAACGTGGAAGTGATTTTGCGCCGCGTTTTAACTTCCAAGGTCCGCGATCCCCGGTCCCCGGCTCCGGGTCCCCCGGCCAATCGAGGCACAACGGCTGCAGCGATCCGAGCGCCGCGGCGCGCGATCCGGCGCGACCGGCGCGCGCGTGGCAGACGTGTACATGTGCAGGTTTCACGCAAACAATTCACAGTAAAAACGAACCAAGGTCCGTGACCCTTTAACTGTGATAAAAAAGTGCTATATTTGCGTCCCAAGTCCACTTAGATATGGGATTTGATGCATGGCCAAAGAGGCAGGAAAAGTTGAAACGCGGGGTCGTCCGCGATTAACGGAAAATACGCGTTTGACCGGGAAGCAGATTAAGTTTGTCGAGTTGGTTGCGACGCGGGAGGGGCAGGATACGCTCCGTAATCTGGCCGCCGAGGCGGGATTTAGTGTTAAGGGTGCGCATACTCGTGCGTATGAGATGTTAAACCCGCAAAAATCGCCGCATATTGTGAAGGCGTTGCGTGAGCGGCGACGCGAGTTAGCTGAGAAGTATGAAGTGACGTACTCGAGGCACATTCGGGATTTGCAGCGGATACGTGACGAGGCTTTGGAGAACGGTGCTTACAGTGCTGCGGTGCAGGCTGAGAAAGCGCGGGGCTTGGCCCAAGGTGACATATACGTCAACAAGAGCGAGATTCGTCATGGGTCGATTGACCAGATGTCGAAGGAAGAGGTCGTAAAGGCTTTGAACGAACTGAAGGCCCAGTTGGGTGAGAAGGTGATCGATGTCGAAGCGGACGGAGTCGAACTTCTGGAAGGCGCTCAAGGCTAACATTGAGAAGCTGGACTCGGACGTTGTACTGACGCGCATTGAGAACAGTCAGAC